CGTTCTGTATCAGTAGGCAATGTAGTAAAGTTTAAAGTACAAGATAGCAACGATGGTATCGAGTATGATTTAGAACTTGATTTAAATGAAGTCGTAGTTCAGTTTGCAGAAGATCATAGTAATAAGATTATGATTACTGATGATATTGGAGTTACATTAAAGTATCCTACACCTGCTATGTCTGATGCAATGATAAAAGTTGAGAGCATGGTAGATCTTACTGAAAAAATGTTAGATGCATGTATTGACACTATCTTTGATGAAGATGATGTTTATTCGTGGAAGCAAGAGTCGAAGAAAAATAAACAAGAGTTTATCGATATGCTACCTATCGATGCATATAATAAGATTCAAAAATTCTTTGAGACGTCGCCGAAAATCGAGCACGTAGTTAACTATACGAATAGTGAAGGAAAAGAAAAGAGGGTTGTCTTCAGAGATCTTGATGATTTTTTTCAGTTGGGCTGAGTTATATGACACTCTATAATCATTATAAGCTCAATTTTGACGTAACTCAGTCGCACAACTTCTCAATCACAGAAATCAATGATATGATACCTTTCGAAAGAGAGGTGTACGTAGATCTTATTATCGAGAAGAAAAATAAAGAGAAAGAAGGACCACAGCTAGAATTTTAAACCTAATTCTTTCTCAGTTATAATCATAAATTCCCAACCTCTATCTTCACAATACGAACGTGCTGCTTTCCATTTAGAAGAATTTACACCCCATGTCTTCACTTCGTATAAATACCTCTTAGTAAGATTTTTTTGCGGAGTTGGTTCTACGGTTTCTTTAAATGGTTTTATTTCCACTACGACCGTATCTAGTTTTCCTTCGCTGTTAATCTTCTTAATCCAAAAATCTGGAAAGTAGCGATGTACTCTTCCATCAATCGGTGATCTGTAAGGGATAATGAGTTCTTCACTTGCCCATTCTTTAACACCTGAATTGCCGTCGAGATATCGCATGAAGTATAGTTCCCACCTACTTCTATAAATAATGTTAGTAGAATCACCTCGATACTTACTATGATTTTTAGGTTTGAAGACACCTTTATAAGTCTTTGCCATAACAATATTTATAGGAATAATCATGGCAGAAAAAACTACAATCGATTCGGTCGGACCAGTAGCTGCGCAATTAAAGAACGAGCTATCCTCTCTCGAAAAGACTCAAATTGCTGGAATTAGAAATTTAGGTAGTATTAGCACACGACCAGGTGTTTTGAATGGTAGTGTTTCTAATTCTATTACTAATCTAAATAGCCATCAAAAATCTGCGATGGAATTAGGTGCTAATATTGCTGCTAAGTTGGAACGAGCTGGAACATTTAGTAAGGGTGCAGAAAAAGTATTGACATCTGCTGTATCATCAACTGTAGCGGATAAGATTCCGCTTGCTCAAAAATTTCCTAGTAATCCAGTTGATATGGGTAGGTTAGGCAATCGTGTACCAGAATTTAACAAAAAGAGTCCATACGAAAAGATTTTAGATAAAAAGAATCGGTTAACTGGCGAAGGTGATTTAAACTATGGCGGATTGACTTTCCCTCCAGATCTAAAACAAAATGCTGCTTCTTATATAGAGCTGTGGTTTTGGTCGTATGAAAGAGAATCACCTACATCAGCTGGTAGTATTTCTCCTGATCTAAAAGTATGGCTACCTATCCCTGAAAACTTTACTATAAATCATGAAGTCAAATATCAAGAGCGAGATACCGGATTACTCGGCGATGTGATGCAAAGTGATGCAGCGCAAACTGCTTTAAAAACCGCTGGTGGTATAGGCGATAAAGTAAAGGCTGCTTCCGAATCATTAGGCAATCAAACTGGAGAAGAAGCAGGAAAGGCAATAGGTGAAGTAGCTAAGCGCGCGGCTTTCGCAGCATTAAACTCTGCAGATGAGGTACTTGGTGGTCTCGCAGGACGGGTGACTGGTGAGATACCAAACCCGCATCCAACTGTATTCTTCAAAGGTTTAGAATTGCGTCAGTTTACTTGGACTTGGAAATTAGTTCCTCGGTCTGTTGAAGAAGCAGCAACATTAAAAGCTATGATTGTTTTAATGAAACAAAGAATATTACCAGAAAAAGCTGGTAGTTTCCTTAAATATCCGAGTTTATTAAAACCATCGGTCTTGCCTGATTCTTCTGTATATGGTAACTTCATGAAATCTGCTATACGTACATTCGCAGTAAATTACACTGCTGAAGGTACATCTGCTTTCTTTGTTGATGGAGCTCCAGTTGCTATCAACCTTGTTCTTACATTCCAAGAAATGGAGAATATGACGAGAGGTGATGTATAATGTCAGATAGGACTCAATATTTCCGTAAGTTCCCAATCACTATCTACAATGATACACCGTCTCTTAATATTATGCGGCGTGTTGATTTCAATAAGAATATCAAAAGCCTTTTGTCTGCATTCTATTCTTTCGAAACTCAAGACGGTCAAAAACCTGAAACCCTTGCATACGATTATTATGATGATGTAGATCTCGATTGGTTAATTTATTTGGCAAACGATATTATTGATCCGTATTATGACGTTGCTATGCATCAAGACGATTTTGATGCAACTATTAAAAAGAAATATGGTTCTGCCCCTGCTGCTCAAAAGAAAGTATTTTTATATCGTAATAATTATCGTAGTGATGATCAGGTTATTACAGAAGGCGCATATGCTGCATTACCTGGTGAAAGAAAAAAATATTGGGAACCAATTCTAAACCAACTTGGTATCATGGGTTATAAACGTGCTGAAAATGAAATCTACGCTGCGACGAATAGAATTATCTCATATAGTTTTACTGCTACAGCAGGTACACCATTTACTAAAGACGAAATTGTAAATTTTAGTTCTGGCTCTTCAAGTGGTTCAGCGACTGTTGCTACCTCTAATACAACATACGTAACACTACAACATATTTCCGGAGATTGGAGTGAGATGACATCTAATTTTGATGTCGTTGGCGATACTTCTAATGTCACGATTAATTTTGACTATGAATCATATACATTAATAAAAGATGTTATTCCAGCAACCGAACAAGTATATTTTTCTCAATACTCATTTTACGATTACGAAACAGATATTAATGAAAAGAAACGAGAAATATATCTCGTAGATAGCGATTATGCAAACAGAGTAAATAAGCAGTTAGATGACTTGCTGAAATAGGTGAAAGATGCAAAAAGATGCTTCTCATGTTGATATAGTCGGCGACGAGATTATACTTAAAACATTCAGTGGTGGTAATAAGCTGAATATTAAGAACCTCGTCAAAAGCTTCGATATCTACGAATCATTAGATAACTATACGATTGCAGCCGATTTCTATATCGCTGAAGGTATAGAACTAATGAATGAATTCCCGTTGGGTGGTGAAGAAACAATCGAACTCACTATTCAAACACCGTCTCGAAAAGCTCTAACATATAAGTTCTTTGTAGAAAGTATTCAAGGTTTGACAACAAATGATATGTCAAACCTACGTCAATATAAATTACGTTGTGTGACGAAAGACTATTTAAAGAATAGTTATATGGTAATGACACGTAGATATAAAGACATGTTGTATCATGATGCATTGAATGAAGTTATCACGCAAGATCTCAGCGCTGAGATTCCGCTTATTACGAAAGAATCTACGAAAGGTAAGTTTGATTATGCATGTAATATGGTTCGGCCATTTCAGGTAGTTAATCTGATTAAAGAAAGGGCAGTATCTGCTGAAGGAAATAAATCATCAGTATTTGTTTTCTATCAAGATTACGAAGGCTATCACTTTCAAACTATCGAGAAACTCATTACTGATCGTAAACCAGGTGCAAAAGAAAAAGAATTCTTTTATGATACCTCAAATAGAAACTCACCATATGAGAAAGTAGTCAACTATCGAAACATCTTATCATATGAAACTACTGGTCAAGGTTCATCAATTAAGAAAGTAGTAGCTGGTGCAATGCGCAACCAATTTAGAGAGTTTGATATACATCGTGGTGGTTACTATCTGATGAATGAATATAATAATCTTGGTGATCATACCATATTTAAGAAGACAGATGATTCATTTGATTTTAATAGTGCAGAATATAACGGTTTTACAATGGAGATGCCAGGCGTCACCCGTATGACTGTAAAAGACGGTACTCGGCCTGAAATGGAACATAATAAGAATCTACATTATCAACGGCCGTTTCATGAAAGAATCACACAATACACTGTACGTATTAGAACTTATGGTGATACGAATATGCGTGTAGGTGATGTCATCAAAGTTAATTTCCCTGAGATTTCTGGTTTGACGCGTGAACCACAGCAAAATAAAATATTCTCAGAGAATTATATCGTAACAAATTTAAAACATCGTTGTGATCAGACACGTAACAATGTGTTCGAACACTTCTTAGTAATGGATATAGCGAAGCCGAATCAGTACGGCAGATCGTTAGGTTGATGGAGAGATAGATGGCGTATTACAATCTCGGTGATACTTTTAAATGGTTTATGGGTCGAGTCGTCGAGCTTGATCCTACCGAAGATCCGAAAGATAAGCGATATCTCGGCCGTGTCAAAGTACGTACTTTGCATGAGCAGACTGGTGAATTAGGTAAAAAGAAAAAGACATTTGGTATTATCGATGACGATTTGCTGTGGGCGTGGCCGCTCTCATCAGTTCAATCTTCTTCTCTCAGTTATCGTAAGATAGTAGAACTCGAAGAGTTTCAAACACCATTTTGGATCGATGCTGTTGGTACGTCACCGACTGGTATCGCCGTAGGTACTTACGTATTTGGTTTTTATTTAGACGGCTACGAGAAAAATATTCCGGTTATTTTTGGAACGTATCATAAATCGTCGATATATCCAGAACCACCTACTGATTTAGCTACTGGTAAATTTTTGCAAATTAAACCGCCTGAAGAAGATTATCCGTATATGGATGTTTCTGCTTTGGCCAAAGGTTGGCATGAAGACATAAAAAGAGAAGCAAATCATCCATTAGGTCAAGATTATCCGCTCGCTACAAATCCAGGTGAAGGTGGTCAGATGCTGCCTAAGCATCCGTATAATAAAGGCATGATGAATCTTGTATGGCAGCCTGCATCTGATTATGATACTGAATATCCATACAACTTTGTACATACTACTAAATCAGGTCATGCGGTTGAACTAGACGATACACCAGGACACGAGAGAATGCACTGGTGGCATCGATCGGGTAGCTATGAGGAAATATCTAATAATAAACAAGGTCTCCCAAATTGGCGTGACGCTTTACCCAATGATTATCCGGATACTATGAGAGGATGGCTTGAGCCGAACAAAGATCATGAACCTGGTTTGCATCCTCCATGGGAAGGAAGACGAGTAAAGAAAACGGTTGGTAATGATTATACCATCTCACTTGAGAATAAAGAGACATTCGTTGGTGGATCGGTCAAATTAGAGATAGCCAATAATACGACCGCAGGTGTGGGTAATAATCAAGTAGAAACAATTGCAAATAATATGTTTATTGCAGTTGGTTTTTATCCGCGAACTGCAAATAATCAATTATCTGGCGAGTCTGCACGTTATCAATTAAATGATACGTATATTGTTGAAACCACATATCGTGATAACGCAGATAAGAAACCACAAGTTTTACCCGATACACATAAGTATGATTTTATTACTGATGTAGCTAATAACGTACAGCTATCAGTTGGATGGACATGGAAGAAAGCGCGAGAACTTGATACCCATTCTCAAAAGAATAATTACATCGAGATTGCCAATAATCAATTAACATCGATTGGCTGGATACCTCAAAACAATTATGATAAAGACGGTGAAGGCAGACAGTTAGCTGAAACAGAAAAAAATAATTATTACTTAGATGTAAAAGACAACGGGCTACTAAATATAGGTTGGAAGCCGAAAGATGATGCTCGTACTATATCTACTGACGATAGTACAAATCTTTATATTGATGTTAAGAATAACTATTCAACAACTGCAAACAATAATTATTACCTCGCTGTCGGTGTAGGACATAAAGACGAGCGAACAAAGGCAGACGAAGATTCGCGAAGTTTGTTTATTGATGTAGCTGGTAATATGAGTACATTTGTTGGAGCAGATGCAGCTACACAAATAAATGGTAATCATAGACATAAGACTTTAGGCAATAGTCGATTAACAGTAGAATATAGTTATGATGTAAAAGCAATGGCGTTACATATTGAAACAGCGACTGGAACAAAATTTAATAGTGACGTTACTGTAGGGTCAAATAATACAAACCGTAACTTATTTGTCAATGGCTCATTAGGCACCTCAGTAGGAGCAAGTGATACATTTACTACTCCAACAGGTAGAACCGTCACAGTTAAAAATGGAATCGT